TCGTTGATGAGCGCCAGTTTGCTGATTTCTGTCCAGATCCAGAGCCACACACATTCTTTGGTATGTGTCCTGCAGATGTCGTGATGGACATTCAGCGAATCAAGTCTAATGTTCAACGTGGCATCTTGGACTCCTTGGCTCAGTCTATTCACCCCCGTACAGCGATTGTTGAGGGTCAGGCTAACATGGAAGATGTGCTGAACACCGAAGTTGGTGCAGTTATTCGCATGAGAGCGCCAGGGATGGTTCAGCCATTCTCCACTCCATTCGTTGGTCAAGCCGCATTCCCAATGCTTGACTACTTGGATGACATTAAACAGACCCGTACAGGCATTTCTAAGGCTGCTGCAGGTTTGGATGCAGATGCTCTTCAAAGCACCACCAAAGCCGCTGTATCAGCTACTGTGAATGCAGCTCATCAGCACATTGAGATGATTGCTCGTATCTTTGCTGAAACTGGTTTGCGTAAGCTGTTTACTGGCATCTTGAAGTTGGTTGTTGAGAATCAAGATCGTGAGCGCATGGTTCGTTTGCGTAATACATTCGTTCCTGTTGACCCACGATCATGGGATGCCAAGATGGATGTAGTGGTCAATGTTGGTGTGGGTGATGGAACTATTGAAGACAGAATTAATGTCTTGAGCCAAGTCGCTGCCCGTCAAGAAATGTTGATTGAGAAGACAGGCGCTAACAATCCTGTTGTATCTTTGCCACAGTACACCAACACATTGACTAAGATGTTGCAGTTGGCAGGAATTAAAGATTCTGCTAATTACTTCAATCAATTGCCAGTTGATTTCCAACTGCCAGAGCCACCTGCTCCAAAGCCTACTCCAGAGGAGATTTTGGCTCAAGTACAGGCTCAAGCTATTCAGGCTGACATTCAGAAAAAAGCTGCAGAATTGCAATTGGATCGTGAAAAAGCATTAATGGCTGATGATCGTGAACGAGATCGTATTGAGCAAGATGGTATTTTGCGTAGATATGAGCTAGAATTGAAATATGGTGTACAAATTCAAAGTGCGGAGATTAATGCCGCAATGAATAAAGACCGAGAGTTAATCCGTCAACAAGCTGCAATGAGTCAACAAGTGCCTCAACAGCCCCAACCTATGATGTGATATGGATGAATTAGAAATTAACCTCGCAAGAGGTGACAGAGCGAAGTTACTTCTAGAAGATGAACTCTTAAATGAGTTAATCAAGAAAATAGAAGATGACTGTTACAGAGAGATTCGGAATTCCACAATGATGGAAGGTCCAGTACGAGAACAAGCGTATATGCTCTTGAAGACAGTAGATCTATTGAGAACTAAACTCCGCTCTGTTATGGACACAGGTAAGATGGCAGAAGTTACTCTTACCCGCCAACGTGGTCGCCCACCAAAGGCAAAATGATTGTTCAACTAAGAGGTAAATATGTCCGATAACGCACAAGCAGTCGGTTCGATTTCAGTAAACCAAGCAGCGCAAAGCTTTGCTACTATGCTAGACAGCCAAGAGGGTGTTGACACTGGTGCAGAGGCGCAACCAGAGGAGGAGCAATCCGAATCTGAGTCTGAGGAAGTGGAAACTGGGGAGACGCAAGACGAACCAGTAGAGGCTACCGAGGAGGAAGCCGAGGAAGAAGCACCTAGGGATGAGAAGTTTATCGTCAAAGTTGATGGTAAAGAAATCGAAGTTCCAAAGGAAGAGCTGATCCGAGGTTACCAACGAGAAGCTGACTACACACGGAAAACGCAGAAACTAGCAGAAGAGCGCAAATTTGTCGAGTCTGAGTTTCAGCAAGTCCGTGCAGAGCGTGAAACATACGCTCAGATATTAGGACAATTACAGCAAAAACTGCAAGAGTTTGAGCCGCAAGAGCCTGATTGGAATCGTTTGGAAGTTGAAGACCCAACTGAATATGCCCGTCAATGGACATCACATCAGCGTAGGCAACAACAGAAATACGCAGTTCAAGCAGAGCAAATGCGACTGAATCAATTGCGAGAAGCTGAGATGCAAAAGCAGATCAATACTGTTTTGGCGCAGGAAACTGCAATTTTGAAAGAGAAAATTCCTGAGTGGAGTTCTCCAGAGAAAGCCAAGGCTGAAGGAAAAGCTTTGTTGGAGTACGGACAGCAGTTGGGCTTTTCGGAGCAGGAACTGAACGGCATTACAGATTCACGGGCATTACTGGCGCTTCACAAAGCGTGGAAGTATGACCAGATGATGAGTAAACGTCCAGAATTCCAAGCGAAGATTAAAAAAGCACCAAAGATGGCAACTCCAGGTTCAGCGGGTAGCGTGGGTTCTAAGTCTGGTGAATTGAATAACGCAAAAAAGCGTCTTGCACAATCAGGAAGCGTCAGAGATGCCGCGTCCCTTTTCGAAAAATTCATTTAAGGAATTATCATGGCTGCAGTAACCAATACCTACACACGATATGATGCCAAAGGCATTCGTGAGGACCTTTCCAACGTCATTTATCAGATCTCTCCAGAAGAGACTCCATTTATGAGCAATGTTGGTCGTGAAAACGTCTCCAACACTTTCTTTGAATGGCAAACAGATGACCTCGCTTCTGCCGTTACAACTAACGCACAGATCGAAGGCGATGACATCACTTCTTTCACCGCTGTTACTCCTACAGTTCGTTTGGGCAACTACACCCAGATCAGCCGTAAAGACGTAATCATTGCCGGTACTTTGGAAGCCGTTGACAAGGCAGGTCGCCGCTCAGAATTGAGCTACCAAATGGCGAAAAAATCTGCTGAAATTAAGCGCGACATGGAGTCAACTTGCTTGGCAAACCAAGGTGCTGCCGCAGGTGACACCTCTACTGCCCGTAAGACTGGCGCTTTGTTGGCTTTCTTGAAGACCAACACAAACGAAGGCACTGGTGGTGGCGATCCTTCTTACACAACAATCCCAACTGATGACCGCACAGACGCTACTGCTGGCGACTTGCGTTCTTTCAGCGAAACATTGTTGAAGGACGTTATCCAGAAGGTCTGGACCCAAGGTGGCAACCCATCTATGGTTATGGCTGGTCCTGTTAACAAGCAGAACTTGTCTAAGATGGCTGGTATTGCTTCACAGCGTTTCAACGCTACTGGTGCAAAGCCTTCTACCATCATCGCTGCGGCAGACATCTATGTTTCCGATTTCGGCAACGTGAGCATTGTCCCCAACCGCTTCCAACGTGAGCGTGATGTGTTCGTACTTGATACAGAATACGCAAGCATTGCCTATCTGCGCCCCTTCCAGACAGTGGAATTGGCTAAGACTGGTGACGCTGAGAAGCGTATGCTGTTGGTCGAGTGGGGCTTGAAAGTTAAGAACGAGAAAGCTCATGGCGCTGTCTATGACTTGAACTCCACAATTCAGAGCTGATCTGATTGAATAAAAGGGTGGGCTAATAACCCGCCCTTTTTTTATGAATGACTACAAAATTATTTGATTTTGATCCCATAATGGGAACTAAGAAGCTGTGGCATTACGATGCTGAAACAGATCAAGCAACTATTGAGACCATCATTGATGCTACACAAGTAGTAGCAGACAATAAAGAAAGATTTAATTCTTTTGATGAACGAGCAAGTTGGAAAGGCGATATGCATCATGTTGCTTCAATTCCAATGGCTTTGTACTATCAAATGAAAGCCGAAGGAAAACTTGATGACCAAGCTTACATGAAGCGTTGGCTCAACGATCCTGATAATCGTGCATTTCGCACAAGACCTGGAGAAGTTTAATGGATAGTAAGACCATTGGAATTTTGATTCCAACACGGGACTTTGTTAATTCTGGATTTTCTTATGACCTTGCTAGACTAGTAGGGTATACAGTAGGCACTACACCTCATAAAGTAGTTCTGTACACTAGTTCTGGCACTTTGTTGTCAGCACAGCGTCAGGATCTAGCCAAATCTGCTATTGAGGCAGGTTGTTCACATACATTGTGGCTAGATAGTGATATGAGATTCCCAAAAGACACGATTGTTCGTCTTTTGAAGCATGACATTGGTATTGTTTGTGCAAATTATGCCAAACGTAGATTTCCTACAGAGCCGATTGCTGTACGAAAAAATACCGAAAATGAGGATGCAAAAAGTATTCAGAGGGTATATACTGAAGACCATTCAACTGGATTGGTTGATGTAGATTACTGTGGCATGGGCGTAATGCTCGTAAAAGCCGAAGTCTACAAATCAATGGAATATCCTTGGTTTGCTATCCCTTGGGTTCCAAATGCACAAGACTATATGGGCGAAGATGTCTGGTTTTGTCGCAGAGCCGCTGAAAATGGCACTAAAACATATATTGACCAAGATCTTTCAAAAGAAGTTCATCATATTGGTTCTTTTGAGTTCAAACATGAGCATACACTAATGTGTAGGGACGTAGAAAATGGCACTTGACACCTTTGCAGGGCTAAAGACAACAATAGCAGATTATCTGAACAGGGATGATCTGACTTCTATTATCCCGAGCTTTATCACTCTGGCAGAAGCCAAATTTAATCGTAAGTTGCGTACTCGTCAAATGGTTAAACGGGCTACTGCTAGTATTGATACTCAGTTCTTTGCCTACCCTGCAGATTGGTTACAAGCCAAAGAGTTCCAGTTAAACACGAATCCCATTGTCAGACTGCAGTTTGTAACTGAAGCATATGGTGATGAGTTGAAGGCTAATTCATACATTGCTTCTGGAAAACCAGGTTATTACACGATAACTGGTACTCAGATTGAAGTAATTCCATCACCAGATACAACATACACTGGTGAACTAACATATTATGCTAAGATTACTGCGCTGAGTGATTCAAACACAAGCAACTGGCTATTGGCATACGCCCCAGACTTGTACTTGTATGGTGCTTTATTAGAGGCAACTCCATACTTAAAAGACGATGAGCGTCTAGGTACATGGAGTCAACTGTACGCAAACACATTAAGCGACATTGAGGTTGCAGATCAAAGGGCATCTGTTTCTTCAACTCCTGTTGTTCGAGCCCGTTCTTTGGGATAAAAAATGTCATCTTTTAGCGATTACACCGAAAATCTAGTACTTACTTGGTTGTTTACAGGTAGTTCTGCGACTCGTCCAACTGCTTGGTATGTTGGTTTGTTTACTGCTGCACCTAGTGATAC